TTTCAAAGTATTTCTTAGAACCATATCGATATATTGATTCATGAATAGGTGTTCCCGTATTTTCATGATACCTCAATCCTTCGTTTATAGATGTTTTATTTTCAGATATTATTTTCATACATATAAATATTAGATTAACCATCTTATATCTTCTTTCTCATCACCTAAATCCATTTCATATGGATTTCTACCAAATCTCTCATTTGCAACACCCATTGAAAACCCAGTTGTAGATATAGAACTAATTGCAATTTTTGTTAAATCCATTCTCTCTTGTCTCAATCTAAGTGCGGTATCTCTTACCCACAATCCAATTGAAAATGCCATTGTTAAGTCATCATTATATCCTCTCATAGCTTCGGCTCTACTACCTAACCAAAGGAAAGTAAATAATTCATCTATTAATCTAACCGATTGAACTACTACTGCCTTCTGTCTGAAATACTCATCTAATTTAGAAATCATTAATGGACGAGTTTTTGCAGAAGTTGTGAAACCCGCAACTTGTCTTCTTTCTTCGGCATTAAATTTATTTGTATATTGTCGTTCAATATCAATATATTTGTAATCGGATGTCTGATAATATAAATTTTGATACCCCCTATCGATTACTTGCTGAATTACAGCCCACCCAATATTTGCATTTTCTATTACTAATAATGCATTATTCCAATCTGTTGCAACTGATACTAAGAAATTACCATAATCCGAAGTTTCCATTTTACCTCTATATTCTGCAACTTGAACATTGGCATCTATATCCATAACGTGAAATGCAGAAAAGTCGGAGCCATCTCCTCTGGAAACGTCAGCCACTACCATATAGGATTTACTATAATCAGGATATTCCCATTTCCAATAATTCCCATCGAATCCAGTTTTTTCAATAGGTGGTTTTACGAATGTTTCTTTATACCAAATTAAAAGTTCAGCAGGAATTACAGTATCACCGGAACTGATAAAATCGCAATCACATTCCTGTGCCGCCAATTTCTCTCCTAATACTTTTGTTTGTTCATCTCTCCACCTTTGGTCTCTCTCAGGATGAACTGTCCAATGCAGATAGATTGGATTAAATTCATTTGTTCCTTCTTCAGCCCCAACCCATTGTTGGTGAAACCAGTTACCCACACCATTTGGTGTAGAAAGTGCTATACAACTACCACCCGTTGATAGAGCAGGAGTTGCAGATGCCCAAATCTCCGTAATATCAGGAACGAATGCCGCTTCATCGACTACTAATAGTGATAAGGCTTCAGAACGACCTGCATCAGGAGAAGATGGAATGGCTTTTACTTGTGAACCATTTACTAATCTAAGTGAAAGTTTGTTATCTTCTTGAGTTGCTACCTTTAACCAACTAGGTAGGTTATCATACATAACCCTCACCTTAGTTACTAAGTTTTTAGCAACCTCTTGTTTAATTGCGATAACAAGTACGTTGTAATCTTGATTGAATATCATTTTCCACAATGAATAACCGGCAGTTAATGTGGATATACCCGTTTGACGTGATTTAAGAACCAAATTGTATCGGTTCTCTTTAAATTGTATTAAAGTTTTCTCTTGATACGGAAATAATTCAAATCTCAACTTACCCTTAGTAGGGTGCTGTATTTTACAATACTTTTTCATGAAATATACCGGATCTCCCGCACATTTCTTATATTCCTCTCTGATTACATCTTTTAATGTTAATCCTTTATCTTGCATCAAATATTCTATTTATAATCGGATTATCTAATTTCTTTAGAACATCTTCATATATAACTATATCTTCTTCCAATTCTAATAATCCTTTATCTATATTAGCAATTTCCAATTCCATATCAGCTTTCATTTCATCCATAGGTTTCGGTAGATGCCAAACTTCAATTTGACCATTCTCTAAAACATGCTCATACTGAGGTCTAAGTTCTCTTATACCATCTTCTATTCGCACTCTAGCATCTTTAGCTCTATCAATTGCTCTTCTGAATAACCTAAAGTTTTTATATTCATCGAACACACCATTTTGAGTTGCAACCGAATCCATTTCTAAATTACAATCTATACAAAATCCTGTTTGTGATATTAAAAGTTTGTCGTTATGACCATACTTTTCTTTTTCACAATCTTGGTTTGCACATTTTTCTTTTTCTCTTAAAAAATCTCTAGCTGATTGAAACGCTTCGTGGTTTTTTCCGGTTTTCAGAACGAATCCCTCTTTTTGTTCGTATTGATAATACTCATCTTCCCATTTTTCACCAATCTCTCTTTTTATATGAGGATTTGATTTTTCGTATCCAAATGATTTAGATGGGTCTTCCCCTCTAAACACAAAATCCACCAATTCACGGCGGGTTTTATGCATTAAATTTTTCTTAAATTCTTTGTTTGCCATAACCTTATTATATATGTATATATATTAAACTAAAATAGATTAAGGTAATTTTACAACCTTTTTATATGAGTAAATTAATCGGGTAACACAAATGTTTTATTTGGGTTTACCGAAACTCTAGCTCTTTTCAAAAATCTTGCACCCAAAAGAACTGGATATGTACTCTTACTTCTATCTACTAAATTAAATTGTACTCTCTTAAATTCTAAACCTCTGAATGTAACATCCATTTCAATAACTGGTCTAGAATCTGCTTCATATATTGAATGGGTTCTTACTCTAACAATACTTACCAATGGTTTAACTATTTTGTTTCCTAATGTATCCACAAAACTAACCATTTTAGTACCATCAACTTCTTCTATCTTAATATCAGTTGCGTGAAGTGAGGAATACCCCGCGTTTCCAGTATCTAACTTTGCTTCATATTCAGTTTGTTCCAATTTCACATTTTCAACTACACCTGCTTCATTTACACTTATTTCCCAATTTGATTTGTCTGAAATGTATTCCACAACATTATCAATTAATTCTTGACCACTTACAGTCGAACTATCTCCAGATGAATTGTAATAGTTAGTGTAGATATTTGCTGAACCAGGTGAACCATTCAATTCCAATACATAAGGGTTACCATCTACCAAAAGATGATCAACTGCTACATAAAACGCACCTGAGGTCTTCGCAGCTTTCAATACGATTTCCTTTTCAATATCCGTAAGTTTATGTGGTTCTCCACTATTACCTAATGCTAAATTTGTTCTAAAATCAGATGAACCCCTTATTCGTTTTGCACTAGCTATAATTTTACCATCAAGAACTAATGTACGAACATCAAATTTTACTTCAAAATATTCTTGAATAATAACTTCCGCATTATATTTCCAAAGGGATTGTAAAACTGATTTTAAAGATTGATAAGAGTCTACAATTGAAACTCCGATACCCTCTGCTCCGGTAATTGTTTTTATAACAACCGGGAAATTTCCACCAATCTTTTTTAAAGCAACATCGATATTTGCAGTTGAAGGAACATACGCAGTTTTTGGAATAGGTACATTTCTTCTTTCTAATTCAATCATAGAAGCAAGTTTGTTTGAACAAAATTGCATAGATTTATAATCATTTACCGCAAATACACCATAGTTCTCCATTATACGAATAAGTGCAGAACCCACTTCTGTTTTAATCGCACTTCCTCTAACAAAACAAATAGTTTTTCTCGGATTTATGAGTAGAGTATCCTCATTTCCATTATAATTTTCAATTCTTAATGAATTTTTGTCTAATTGTGTTGTAGAAATAAAAGCATCTTTAGAACGGATCACATAAAAAGGTAGTCCAAACTTTTCACAGGAATGTTTTAATTTACCGATTGTTCCCTTAGAATCAGAAATCATCGATGAAAGAACTAATACAGTCGGAATGTTTACATTCTTCATCTGTTCTTTCATAATAATCTCAGACATCAAAGATTTTATACTTAAAGATTTCTTCATATTATTTCAGTATCCGTTTTTGCATAAGAATTTTGGTTAAATTCTTGCCCTAATAAATATATAAAATTCAAAGTGTTATTCAAAAATATCTTCTTTTGTGAAGTTTTTTTCTAATATATCGTTGAATTTATCAAAAGTGTGCTTTATATCAAATAAAAAAGCCACTCTAGTCGTATCCCCTCCGTTAACAACAGTATGTTCAATTTTCTGAGAAT